AATACCAGCCTTTTTGCTTGAACGCACCCCATGCTCCACAAGGAGTTTCGTACCTATGCTTTATGTACTTTAAACCCCATTTAATTTGTGTTTCTGGATTTGTTCTCCAATCTGCTCCTGCACTTGCCATCTTACTTCCAGGCAAACTTTGTGGAATACCATAGGCACTTGAAGTTGGGTTGTCAGCAGTATGCCTCCACCCACTTTCACGATTCCATAGATTTACTAGGCAAGAGTACTGGTCTTCTCCCCAAGAGTACTTTGACTCCATATAGGATTTTGCAAAAGCTTTGTTAGCTTCTACATTTGAGTCAGAGATTCTTTCTCTGTTTTTTGATCTAGAGGGTTTTTCTTTAGACCTTTCATCAACCATTTCGTTGATTTCTGTTGCTCTTTCAGCTATCTTTATAGAATTGTTTATTTTATTCTTATCAATAACTTCATTTTGCGGTGCATTAGCACTGATTTGACTCTGGGTTACTGGTAGGGATACAACATATGTTGCAAGAACCGCAATAACGGGAATCAAAACCAAGGTTTTGAATCGCATTATTCTAGTCTAACATAAACCTATATAGATTGTCAAGTTACTTTATTTTCTATATCCAGTTTTCTTTTTGTTCATTGATCCAGGCATATTATATCCACCTTTTTGTGGAACATTATTTTTTCTAGCCTCTAGTGCTTTTAAAACTTTATCGTGATGCTTACCCAATTTGTTTCACTTCCTTCCACATATCTTTTGTTTGTTCAATCTTTAACATTGCCTCTAGCATTGTCATTTCTAATAACTCTTCTTTATCTAAACCTAAGTGTTCAGCATATCTTAAAATCTTTTGTATCACTTTAACTCCGATTTAATAAATTCAATAGCGTCATCTAATGTAGAGCCGTTTTCTTTAAACCATTCCAGTTTATTTAAAATAGTTCTAAGAGTGTTTACTCTAACAAATGCATTTACATTTTGTAATTCTTTCATTTGGTCTCTATAGTAATATTCATTATCTGTCATTAGATTAAGTCCTCTATTAGGTTATTAAATTGTGGCAAAGGTTCTAGGTTATCAAATATTCCCATTTGATTGTGTGGCACAGAAAGGTTGTCATCTTCATAGTCATCCCATACTGCTGTATACATATCTGCATAGTCATATAGGGGCTTTTCTATTGTATGCATAATTCCTAATAATTTTGTTGCAATCCAGCGAACTACTGGACCAGCATCTTTTTCGTGGTGAAGCTTAAATTCCATTTTGGTCCTTTGGTAACGCCGTCATTGTTGCAAAAAAACATTCTGCAAAGTTTGCTGCTTCTACTGCAAAATCTTCCATATGCATTTCAGTTTCACCTAAACGATTTTTAACATAGGTTCTTAATCCTGTTACAAAAATTTCTGTTAACTCATCTGTTGATTTAATAAAGTAACTCTTGGTTTCTTTAGACATTAGCATCTCCATATTCATATAAAATAACTGGTGTCAGTTCACCCATCCAAGCACCTGCACAGTTATAAGAAATGTATTCAGCAGCCTCTTCTACGTCCATTCCGTCACGATCAATTAGTACCTGCAACATTTTTTCAAAAGAGTATGTTGCCAATGTTGGCTGACCACATCGTCTAGAAAAACCAATAAAAGCTTCTTCAAAGCCGTCCATAAGCATAATCTGTTCATCTGTTTCGTAATTTATTAGATCCTCTAAATCTTTTATATTCATTACCATCCTCCAAGACAGTCATTTGAGTGGGTGTGTAACCAGAAGTTACCTTCCATATGTTTTTTAGTTGGTGCATATAATTCTGTTTTACAAGCACCGCAAGTATGTGACCATTCTTCTGCAAAGAAATCAAACTGGAAACCTCTGCTCATTAAAAATCACCAGGCTCAGGTTGAAAACATTTAAGACCAATACTTCTCCACATATCTACAACTTGATTGCGATCATCAAATACACAAAATACATCATAGAAAGGTTCTATATGTTTGCGATATATCTCTTCTTTGATAACTGCATCTTTACGGAAGTCACCTGTCTTACGCATATATAGTTTTATAAATGGAGGACAATGTAACCTTAACCATTCATATGAATCATCAAAGCAGGAGTCATCACGAGCAGAGATAAATATAATTTTATATCCTGCTCTCCATAAAGCATTGATAACTTCAATCGTTTCATTGTCTGGGCGGTCATCTAAAACTTTATCATATTCAAATGGTTCACGATTAGTTCTATGTGCTACCGTTCCATCAATGTCAACTAATACTAGCTTATTCACTTGGAAGCCTTAATGTTTTGTCTAGCAATGTTAATAACAATTCCAATTAAAAGGTTAAACCAAAACACCGTCCAAAATCCAAGTGCTGGAATAAAGTTAAATACTGAGTGTAGTGTGCCAATAAAAATCATTAAAAGCCAGTTTTCTACAAATAAAATTGCAGACCAAAAAAATATAGCAATACTAAGAAAGGCAAACTTTGATGCCGTACTTAACGTGTCATATGATGGCTGAATGTTTCCTTGAAGTTGCTGGAACTTCCATTCACTGTAATCCATTTTAATCCTTTGTGGAGATGGGCGGAATTGCACCGCCGTCCTTTATGTTTTCAATTATACACTTACACAGCAATATTGTCAAGATATTTCTTACATTTTCTTACATACACGACTTTCTGTTCCTATCTAGTCGTCAGACGGCTTTTAACTATGCAGCTAAAGCGAAGGCAGTTTGTGTTGTGCCGTTTATATTTATTTAGTTTTACAAGTAACTCTCTTGTGCTGGTGTATAAGTTTCCACATAAAGTCGAAACTGATCATCCCCTAGTATATTATACTATTATGGTATCCACATTTTCAGTTCACGAGTAGTGACTGTCATATCTGTTTTACCTGCGTGATAAACTTCAAGACCAACTGGCTGACCCTTATTTGCTTTAAAGAACCAAGTGCCAGAATGAATGTTGTCTAGTTGTAAGTCAAGCATTCTTTGACCTGTAAAGTCTGCTTCCTTTGTTCCAATATCTCTAGTGAAACGGATTTTCATATTAGGTGCTCCACCAAGCTCTGCTACATTAATGTAGAAAGCCCAGTTTGCAATTCCTGTGGTCTTTGGAACAATAGAATCTTGTGCTCCAAAGTCTAGTTGCGTCCAAGTCTTAGGACGTATTTTTTGCGGTGCTGGTTTAATTTTTGGATCGCCAGCTTTCCAAGATACATATTCGCTCATACCCTAATTATAACAAAAACCCTTAACAAAAGTCAAGGGTTTTTATTATTTACTTAATTAAGATGCTAGAATTTTAGCAGGATCAATATCTTTACCTGCACTCCATCTAATGTTATCTCTCATTTCAAAATGCAAGTGGGGACCAGAGGAGTTACCTGTATTACCAGACTCTCCAATGTGTTGTCCTTTCTTAACTTTGTCTCCAGCCTTAACTAGAGCCTTTGAAAGATGTGCATAGATTACCCAGCCACCTTCAACTTTTTGGACCAACTGTGTGCCATAGCTGGCTCCCCAGGTAGCGTTTTCAATCTTACCGTCTGCAACAGCAACAATGTCTGTTCCAACTTTGCAAGCATAGTCTACTCCTGTGTGATAGCCTTTGCTCCACATCTTACCAAGTTTCTTGTAAGGCGTTGTAACCTTACCACCTTTAATAGGTGAACCCATTTGAATCACTCTTTTCTAATAAATTAGGGATATATCCCAAGTTAATTATATCTTAAAAAGTACCCTCGGAGAGATTCGAACTCCCGTCCTAATGGGTAGAAACCATTCGCTATATCCACTTAGCTACGAGGGCGTGGGGTGTGTCAGACTTGAACTGACGACTGGCAGATTATGAGTCTGCTGCTCTGACCAACTGAGCTAACACCCCTAAAATTAAATAGGGCTTGACGCAGAGTGGCTATTTATATGATTTCTTTCATCAACAATCTCATAGGCATACTTTTCCAATGCCTCTTGATTCTTTGCGTAGTGGTGTCCACAAAACATTAACTCTCCAGAAATACCCTTAACAAGTACAAATGCTTGCGAACCACACCTATCGCATCTATCTGCAACTTTTAATTGACGATCTACTACTTCTTCTGTTTCAATCATATTACCAGTATACTCTCTTTTATAGTGGTTTTTGTTAGTGCTGGATGTAGGAATCGAACCTACCATGCATCCGCCACTGATTTACAGTCAGCTGCCCCACCTTGAGACATATCCAGCAGAACGTCTGCCTCCGAGCTCCCCAACCTAGACTTGAACTAGGAACATTCAAATTAACAGTTTGACGCTCTGCCGATTGAGCTATTGGGGATAGAAGGAAAGAGACCAACAAGATATATTATGTCAATCCCTTTCCTTTGAGCGAATGGAGAGAATCGAACTCTCGCCACCTACTTGGAAGGAAGGAGCACTACCATTATGCAACATTCGCCTGTCAGTTTGCCATGCCACCTAACATGTGGGAGTGTGTGCAACTGACAAACACACACTGCTGTACCTCGTAGGGGGATCGAACCCCTGATCTCTTCCGTGAAAGGGAAGCGTCCTAACCGCTAGACCAACGAGGCTAACCTACTTAAGACTTTGCTGCTGCTTTCTTTGCAGGAGCTTTCTTGGGCTTTGTATCTAGAGTTGGAGTTTCTGGAACTTCTTCCTCTTTAATATTTGGATCACCAAATACTGCTACAAGAATATCGTAAGACTCTTCAATCCACTTCTTTACGCTATCACCTTTTAATTCAATGTCACCATTAAACAATGCTAGAGCAAGTGGACCTGCCATATCATTACGAGTAAAAATTGTACGAAGTACCGAAGGGTACTCGTTGGTGGCATCAAAGCCTTCTTCACTATCGTCAAAACGGCGATAGAACGATGTTGCTACATATGCAACCTTATCTTCAAATGTTGTTTCCATAGTTATATATTACCTTCTTTTAGCTAAAATGTCAATACTTTTTGACACTAAATTGTATCATCTTCTGAATACAAAGTCTTATACCTTAATTGTAAAATTACATTCTTTTGGTCCTGAGTTAATGGACCTAAATCACAGGTCATTGTTTTATCATTGACTATTACTACCCAATCATTAACATCTTCCTTTACCGTCACATCTAACAAACCCATCATCCATAATTCATAGATGATTATATTAGTTTCAGCTATCTGCTCTTCAAACATATCTGGGAAGTCTTTACTAAACTTTGGTGTAGTTTGGTATAAAGGTTCTCCACCCTCATCCATTCCAGTTGGCAACAAGTACCCATCTTCTATTAGGTACCTCATAAGGTCATCTAATCTATCTTGATCAAAATCTTCTTCATAAAAGTCTTCATTGTTAGATGGCATTTAGTCCTCCTAAAAAGTCCATAATATCCATAGGAATCTTTTGATTACCTGGTCTTAATTCTTCTGGATCAATATCAGAATCATCAACAAACTGTTCATACGAATGTATTTGTATTTCTATTTCCCCAATATTTTTTGGAGTACGGGCAATAGCATTATAGATTGAACCACAAACTGCATCTGCTAAATCCTTTGAGCCTTTTCTTGGATGATCTACTTTATCACGAATGATGCGTAATTGCAATAGCTCTTCTGTTAAAAGTGAAATAGCAGGACCAACGATTCTTTCCTCTGCTACTAATAGAACCATATCATCATAGTGCTTCTTAGCAACAGAAAGTGTTTCTGATTTCATACCCACCGCAATTAGTTCATTCATAATATCAAGGCTGTTCCAGCGGTCAAAGGTTACTAACTTAATGTTAAATCCACGCTCTCTAAGGCTAAGGATATATGCCTTTACTTCCTTAAAGTCTACCGTTTTTTCTGCGGTTGGTGTCCACCATCTAACAGCATCCACAACAACAATAGGGCTTACAACATCTTTATCGTTAAAACTATTTACCTTTACCCACTTTTCAACGTGTGACAAAGATACAGCACAGTGGTCATGCTTTTGTGCAAGGTCAACGTGTATGTAGTATTGCTTTTCTTTATCTGGTTGGAATGATTCAGCAAACCTGCCTTCTTGATCCACCGCAATATTTACCTGATTAAAACAAGCCTCTATTTTTTCTTTTGAACGGAACAAGGCATCCACAGCATCTGGTGGCATACAGGCAAAACGAGATAAAGCATCTGTTGGTTTTGTGTAGAATGAAATCTTAAAATCATTGATAGATCTAGTTGGATTAATTTCCCAAGTAGGTCGTCTTAGAGCAAACACTTTTGGAAACTTGTATGCTTCAATAATATCTTCTTCCCATTCAACCGTAAAGTAATTCTCTGCGGTATCATCATCACCTTCAAGTTCTTCATCTAGCTTAAATGTATGCTGTCTCATAACAACTTCTTTGGAGGCAATCACCGCATTGTATCGTTCCTGAATGTAATCATTACGATAGCGTGGGAATGAAAGCAAAACAACTTTACCAAAGTCTGGGAAGCGAGAGTCTACAGAAGCACGATACATATCATACAGTGCAGAAGCAGTCTTGGCTTGATCGTGTCCTGATGTTGAGTCCGTAGCAAAGCCAGATATCTCATCAAGGATAACCATAATTACGTTGTAACCTTCCCAAGACTCTCTCTCAGAGTGTCCTGAGTGACAAGTAATACCTTTATCAAATGTCATTGCACCTGCAGTTGGGGTATACTTTCCAACAAACCAAGGTGACTTTTCAATACGAGTTTTAAATCCCTTAAAGAAAACATTCTTAGCCTGTTCAGCATTGATAGCAATATTAAGAATATCAATAGAGTCGCCTGGAGGCTTACCAAAATATTTAGCAGGGTCTTTAAGGCAAAGCAAAAGATAAACAATATATGCCACAGAAATAGTTGACATATAATCTTTACCAGAACCTTTACCAAGTTGAAGGATTACTTCATTACAAGTTTGCTTCCATCTTTTTTCACCCTCATCTTCACCAAAAAGATTAATTAAAGTTGCCTTTTTATAGATCTGACTCATTGCACGAATAGATGTGTACTGATAATCAGATAGAGGTGGTAGACCAAGAAAGTCTTCACTTGTAACAAACTCTTCAAGAGTTACTGGGCGTTCATCAAACTCATCGCCACCAAGAAGATCTAACATATCTTCAAACATTAGATTTCCTCTGCTTTGTCGCTTATCTTTGAAAGTCTTTCTGCTACCTCAATGCGACACTTATCGCAACTAGATACTACCTCTCTAATTACACCAACAATAACTTCTTGTTTTTGTTCTGTTTCTATAATCTTTTCAGCCATCTCGTGGTTATCTAGCATACCTGCTTTTTGCAGCATATCAATCTGTTTTTGTTGAACATCTGAAATAAGTTTTAGTGCTGCAGTTTTTTGTGAAAGTTGATTGGTATTTCCAGCCTCATTTACAACATCCCAAGCTTCTTTAATTAGCATTGAGTAGTGTTGGTCTGCCCCAACTAGAGCCTCACGAGCACGAAGTTGTACCTGCTTATCGCTTCTTACAACCATACGCCATTCTTCTAGGTAGTCAATGACATCTACACGCCTCATCTCTAGGGCTTTAGCGATGATTGTGGGGTTAGTATTACCCTTGAGAAACTCTTCTGCAACCTTGTTGATGTTTTCCCAACGGTCTACTAATTCTATTTCAGACATTTTCTTTCTTTGCTCTTTTCTTCTTAGGCTTAATTATACCCTTTAAATCGTATACATAAAAGGATCTATAGCCTGTTGGACCAAGAACATCAACCCATTCCATACCTGAGTCTATATTTTTAACATACTTTTGGAACTTAAACTGACCACGAACATTCTTAATCTTAACTAATGTCCCAGGCGTGATTAAATCTTTGCCGTGTATATATTCATGCTTAACGTCCCAAAGTGGGTTATATTTGATCTGTGTGGTTTTTTTAGCCATTTAGCGGTATCCACCAGATGTTGGAGCCCATACAGCAACATTGCCAATAGTCCAACTTCTAGTTATAATATTTCCACAATCTTCACAAGTTTGGTGGTCTCTATCATCAACCTTTACATTACTTCTATCAATAGTCTTATCGCATTCTAAGCAAGTATACTCATAAGTTGGCATCGTATTTACCCTCTAGTCTGTTAATCTCAT